TGGTTTACCAAAAACTGCAACTAATTCTGATTCTCTTGTAATTATTGTTCTTTCCATTACTGGGCCCCATTGAAAGGAACCAGCTATTGCACCAATACTGGTAGCAACATTAGGGACAACGGTAGTTAAATCCGTTTCCGTAATATTAACACCTGGCGATACTTGAAATGGCATTTGTTTTCTCCTATATGCAAATAGTTAAATTTTATAAATTAATATATTGTCAACAAAAATAAATAATATATTTTTTTCCTAAGAAACTGTTTCCCATACTGTCCCATCAGAATCCACTTCAAATTTATCTTGGTTTAAGCCATTATTAATAATACCAAAGGGTGTTGTAAAATCATCAATGTTTTGTAATTGGTTTTTATATAAATTATCTCTTATATTTTGATTACTTAAATCTTTAAAATATTGTTGATCTACTAACCAAGCAAACAATACTAATGTAATAGCTAAGTCATCATGTGTTCCATCCTCACCCGAATAGGACTCACCAGAAGAAATAAATGTTGTTAGTTCTGATATAATATCGTAGTCGTTAAACAAAAGTTTATTTTCTTCTATTAGTGATTTTAAATTTGAACAACCTATTTTTTTCATAGATTTAGTTGTTCTAACACCAAAGTAAGAATCTTTCTTTGCACCACCCGATATTTGTTGGCCATGCCTTCCATACCACGAACATGAATATAATTGTTCATACTCTAAATCATGGTGAAGCACATCAGCAACCTGTGAACCAATGTCATTTATCTCTACTAAAATATATGCATAATTATATCTCTTTCCAATAGTATTTATAATATTGGGGAAGTGTAGGGGTGCTATAGTGTTGCTACGATACTTCGCCACTATTTTATACGGAATTTCAGTAATATCAAAGACACAAAAGGCAGAATAGTCATTTCCTTGACCTCTAGCTACATCAACGGTTATATTATATGTGTGACCTTCTGTGGGTTCTTCAAAAATATCCAATCCATCTCTAGAAAAAATTGGATCATTATATGACATTTCCTGTAATCTTTCAGTAGAGATCAAGGTGTTTGAAGAACCTAAAAATTCTGCTTCGTACTCTTGACGAAATGCTTCGTCACCAATTGTCGATACAGTTCTTTTATACCATTCGTCATCTCGGCCAGGAACATTTGACCAATGAACCTTGAATGGAAAAAATGTATTATTTCCAGATTCAGCATCATTCCAGAATTTATAAAATAGATTAAATCCATTAGGAGTTGATACTATAATAACTTTCGTTTCTTTACCAGATGAAATTGTAGGATAAACAGAACGAATAAATTCAGATGCAATATGTCTTTGAACGTGAGCAAACTCATCAAGTAAAATACAGGAAAATGAAAACCCACGAATTGCACTTGAGGATGTAGAAGAAGCAATAACCTTACTTCCGTTCTCAAGTTCTAGTGAACCTTTATTCCATTCTCTTAGACCTTGCTGAAGAAACTTGGGGAGATGTTGATAGGAGGTTTGAATTCTGCCGAGGATTTCACGAGCGGTAATTGCTTTGTTAGCTAGAACACCAACTGTTTTTTCTGTATTAAAGAGGATGTAATGTAACAACCAACCAATAGTAGTTGTTGTTTTACCAACCTGTCTACCAGATTTTACAATAACATTTCTATTTTCTGTTATTGCGTTTACTAACTCTCTTTGATAATCATACATCTTAAAAGGAATAAGTCCTTCATCAACGTGTACGACCCTAACATACTTTTCCAAAAAATAGATTACATCATTTTTACATTTGATATATTCCTCTATTTCTTTTTTACTAAACTTATGCGGTACACCCAAACCTTTTAAAAGGTTATTACCTAAATAAGAATTGTTATCTGGCATATTATTTTTTCTTCTTTTGGTCTAGTAACTCTTGCAGTTCTTTAGTGCTTCCAATAAAAAGATTATTTTCTGTCTTTGATGGTTTATCTTTTTTCTCAATCTCACTTTTTGTTTTTTGCAATTGCAAAAGTTCTTTAGTTGTTGCTGTTAATGAATTTATTAATTGAGTTGCAACTTCAAATGCTCTTGGTTGTTCACCCTCTTTAGCAATCGTTAAAAGTTCTTCAAGGGCGCTATTACCCTTTTCAATTAAATTCTGATATTGATCTCTTGAAAAATCATAATCTGTTGTCAAGTCATTTGTCATTACTTGTACAGATGGTGATTGAGATAATTCCTTTACTATTTCAATATCAGTATCAATTATTTCATCAGCAATATCTAAAACATCATTTAGTTTTTTTAAATTTTCTTTTTTCATAATTTTTCATTTTATAAATCTGTTACAGTAGTAGTGAAACCAAAATCATCTTCTGGATTAGCATCTTCTGGATTTGGTTTTACATCAATATTTAAATCACTTTTTTCGGGGTCTGGTATTTGTGCTCCAATATTAACATCAACCTCTCTAATCAAACCAATGTTTGCGGTTGGCCCATAAACATAACCCATTACCGTAAAGGTTAAAGTGTGTATTAAAGCACGTCTTGTTATCATATCACCTTCATATGTATCACTAGTCGTTATCGAATTCATTATAATAGGTATATCTCTGTTAATACCTAACACAAGCGATTCCTTAATAGTAACATGAAAGTCAGGACTAAAAAACGGCATTATTTGTTCTAATATCTGTGCCCCATCATCACTATTCTTAACCATTACATTTAATTCAACATCAAAATTATATGGTACAGGTGTATATGCTGTTACTACATGAGTAGCACCTGTCTGATTTACTAATTGTTCTTTATGTCTTTTTGTTTTTTGTAATTTCCTTATAGCATCATATGTCATTGAAGTAATTTCAAAAGACATTCTTGGTAAAGTCATCCCGATACTATAGTCAACATCTCCAAGTTTTCTTGCATCTACTCTTGCTAAATACTTTTCTTTTGGGCCGTATGAAATTGGTACTTTAAACTTCTGATCTCTTGTATTATCGACTTTAGTTCTTTCTACAGAAATATCATTAAATACTGTCCCAAATAATATAACGATGTTTCTAATATTTTTATTATAGAAATGTGTTCCAAACATTATAAGTCTCCTTCAGCCCACGGATCAATTTCACTAAAGTCTAAAATATCATCTCCTTGAGTTTCAAAATCTTTATTATCTGAATGTGGAAGATTTAAACTTGATTGATCGTCAACAGTTGTAAGTACTCTAGTCGTTCCACTATCATTACCTATTACATTTCCATCAGCAGGTTTGAATGTTCCTATTTCATTATAAACAGAAAGTTGATTTGTAGCAATATTAAAACTAGAAACAAAAGCTCTTGCTGTTGCAGTTCCAAGATCAGCACCCTGATAAACTTGTTCTCCTAGTTTATATTTACCTACTCCAGCACTAACATCAAGTGTTATGGTTTGTACAAAATCTCTTTCAATCGCATCAAAAATTGCACCATCTTGAGCAGCAGGAATTTCAAATTTCTCATTACTATAAACAAATTTCTCACAAGTAATCTCATAAACATAATTTTTACCTAATGAATAAAATGGTTTTTCATGTTCAACAAATCTAATTTCAAACAAACCTCTATTCATGCGTAAATATATAAGATCACCTTCTCTTGGAATTTCTATTTCTGCTACTTCTTCTTTAAATCTTTCTTTATTAACTGTAAAAGTTAGTTCATCTTGAACATCTAAACCAAACTTTGTTAACTGATCCCCAGCGCCACCAAACGCATCTGTATTATTAAGATACATTTCTACTTCATACGCCTTTGTAAATTTTGAGAGAGTATCCTCTTGCAGAATATTATCTCTCTTTACAATTACCCGAGGCAGATATAAAACATCTGTACCATTCATTTTAATAACTTCTTCAGTTAAGTTATCAATTAAATTTTGTTGAGGTACAGAATTATAATTTTTAAAATATTGATTCGTTGCCATACCTTAACCTACATACCCATCAGCGGGTAGTTCGTATTTAAGACTGACTTGTTCTTCTATCTGTCTTATTTCTTCTACTGCTTCATCATAAATTGTTTTTCCGTCAAGCGTAATTCCGCCAGGCAAAACAACTCCTGTAAATTTCTTTAAGTTCTCTCCCCATTGTCTTTTGATTAAAGCAGTAGCATATTGTTTTAGAAACATATCGTTATATACTTGCGGCCATGTGTTTGGATCAAGTATTTTATAAGCTTCGATAACTAATATATCTCCAGCAGTAAATTTTTCTGCCCAATCACATTCCAGATAAACTCTATCTTGTTTTCTACTCCACATCATTTGTGGTGTAATCTGAAACAACTGTTCAATTTCTGCAAAGTTTCTTAAACTCATACTCCATTGAATTAAAGACGAACCACTAAAATTATTTAAATCATTTAGTCGTAGTTGATATTCTTCGTTAAAGAAACCACCAGAAAAAGAATCAAAACTAGGAATAGGTAATACTCTAACTACACTAATAATAGAATTATCAGTATTGATGTATTCATTAGTAATGTTACTAGCAGTAATTACGTGCTTTACAAAAACTTTCTCAACACCATCAAAATGGTATTCTTGAAAAAACTCTAAAGCATCATCAACCCTTTCGTCAAGTTGATCTTCATCAATATTTATTTCGACAACTGGTTGTCCCAATCTTCTTAAACAATAATCTACCAACCCCTGTCTTGAAGTTACACTAGCCATAGTATTTATCCCTTACTTTTTATCAGATTTAATTCCCATATCCTTTAACTGCGCCTCAATACCAGCACGATCTTCTAATGCTAGTTGTAATTTAGCTTCTAATTGTACAACAATACCACTATAATCATTTGTCTTTGATTGCAAATTTTTAATAAGTGTTTGTGCATATCTAATTTGACCTTGTAGTTCTTTCACCTTTTCAGCATCAGTTAAATCTTCAAACTTTTTTGGTTCTGTATCAGTTTCGCTCATTTCATATACTCCTTAATATACAATTATTAATCTTTTAAATATTTATATACAAAAAAAAAGGGGACAAGGACTAATCCTCATCCCCTTTCTGTAAACCTTGTACTTGAATTTTAAACTAAACTAATTACCAAGTACCGCCATCTATAGCATCAGACCACTCAGGAGAACCGCCAGAACCTATTGCAAGTTTCTGTCCAGCAGTACCAACTGCAAGTACGGTCATGTTACCAACACCAGCACCCAAAAGGATACCGTCTGTAGAAATAGTAGAAAGACCTGTACCACCAATAGGAACGTCTAGATTTGTCTCATAAGACCATGTACCACCAGTTACAACCGCAACACCAGTAGAAGACGAAGAATCTCCACCAGTACCACCGTATAAAGGAGCAATAGCTGTGGAATTCCACACACCAGATACGATTGTACCTAAACCAGTAATATTTGGTTGAGTAGCAGTTGTCAATGTACCAGCGATGTCACCAAAAACAACATTACCAGCTGCACCAGCAAATACTTCAGAGGTGTTAGTTGCATCTGCAACAAATGTAAATGCATCTGCACTATTGTCCCAACCAAAGAAACCCGACTTAGCAGAACCATCATAATAGTTGAATTCAATACCACGATCTTTTCCGTCATCAGAAGCACCAGCTTCACCGATTACGAAAATAGGATCAGCAACACTAACCGTTGTAGAATCAACCGTTGTGGTTGCACCCTGTACAGTCAAGTTACCAGCGATTGTTACATTAGTATCCAAAGCAATCGTAGTAGCTGCAGATTCAGCACCACTACCAGTAACAACAATGTTATCACCAGCAGTAATTGTAGCAATATACGCACCAGTTGTTTGAGCACCAAGAGCAACAGCATTAGCTGCAACATCACTAACAATAGTAGCACCAGTTTCGTCAATAGATACATGACCTGACATTACTTGATTTTTCCAAAGTGATGTATTAGTATCGTAAAGTATCATATCACCATCGGCCATACTAGTTGTAGTAACATTACCAATGTCATTTAGGAAATCGATAGCTGCATTAGCAACTGCTAAATCAACATATGCCGTTGTAGCGAGCAAAGTAGTATTATTAAGTTGTGCTTGTGTAGCTGCAGTCGTATGAGCGGCAACAGCTGCATCAGTATATGCTGTTGTAGCAACTGATGTATCGTTATCGCCAGGTGATGCAGTTGGAGCAGTAGGATTACCAGTAAGTATTGTATCATTAAGTAGTGTTACTCCCCACAATCTAGACCATGCTGTTGTAGCAATTTTTGTAGAGTCATCTACTGTAGCAACTGTTGGAGCTGTAGGAACACCAGTAAGAGCAGTATCGTTTAGTACTAGTAATTTCCATAAATTAGCCCATGCTGTTGTTGCAATCTTAGTAGAATTATCCACATCCGCAACCGTTGGAGCAACAGGAACACCAGTAAGTACCGTATCATCAAGTAATGTTACTCCCCACAATCTAGTCCATTCTGTATTAGCAACAGATAAAGAATCATCTGAGGTAGCAACAGTTGGAACAGTTGGAATACCAGTAAGAGTAGAATCATCTAAGATTTCTAGTCCCCAACCTGGCCCACCAATTTTTCTATTAACAGCAGTACCAGTAGTTAAATCACCAATGTACAAAAAACCAGCACCACCACCATTACCACTTACAGCGTTATTATCCGACCACGCAAGTTCACCAGCAAGCAAACCAGTAGGGGCGGATTGATCGCCTTTCCGTTTTATTTGAATATTATTTGCCATTTATTTTTTCCTTAAAAATAATATTATTAAATTCAGTTATATTTCATTGTCAACATAATATTCTAATATAATATAATTCATTTTTCTAAAACTTAACATTGATTTATTAACATCAATTAAACTTATCTTTTTACCATGTACCGCCATCATTATTA